CCCGCCACGAACAGTGACTGGCTTGCCGCCTCGACCTTGTTGACCTCGATCTGGCCGGTGATCAGCTTCACCTCGGCATCCAGCTGGGCCAGCTCGCCGGCCTGGGCCATCCGCATCAATTCGAGCTTTCCCTCTGCAGCGGCCTTCGGGTCCGGGAATATCCGGTCGAGCAGGTTGCCGAGGACCGGGATCAGTAGTGGAGTCATGATGTTCCTTTCAGAAGATGACACGGCTGGCCGCGTCGAAGAAGGCCAGCCGGTCAGGCAAGCCGTTGGTGCCGCCGTTAATTCGCTTGGTAACCTTCACCTGGTCCCCGAGGTCGGCCAGCTCGTTCAAGCCATGCGCCTTCCAGAACCAGCCAGCCGAGCGGGCCGCCTCGCGCGGTAGCTCAAGCAGTTCGGGATGCTCGATACAATCGATGTCGAGGGCGAGCATGCAGGCGGTGTAGTTGGCGCGGCCAGTGATCTGGATGAGGCCCCTGCCCTTGAATCGCACACCGTCTCCCGGCTGCGAATTGCCCAGATCCTTGCGGCCCTCGTAACGCACGCCCGATGCGATCTCTTGCGTATAACGCAGCTGCCCAGATTCATGCGCGATCTGTGCGAGGAAGGACCGCTTACGCGGTGCGCTGTCGATATCGAATTCGCGCATCGCATCATTGATCGGGTCGAGGAAGCGAACGCAGCGCGTGCCAGCCGCGGGCATGATCATCGCCAAGGCAGCGAGCGAGATTGCCTGGAAGCCTACGGCGGCGCTCACGGCTTCAACCCCATGGCTGCCAAGCGTGCGATCGCTTCGCGCTCCGCCAGGTCGGCCTGCCGCTGCTCGCGCGCATCTTTGCGCCACATGTAGATAGCGTTCGCTGCGAAGGTCAGCAGCGCCGTCACAATGCCTGCGATGACGCCCCACTGAGTAAGGGAAAGAGATGCGCCGACGGCCACGATGCTCCCAGCGTAGCTCGTCAGTTCTGGACCGGAAATTTTGCTCATTGGAGACCTTGGAAAATAAGGCCCCAAGTTAACAATTGCCGCGTCTCAATTCTAGGAAAAATGAGACAACAATTACGGTGGCTAACAGCTGGGGCTAATCGCCAACAGCGCCGTCTCGCAGATGCGCTCGAGCGCATCGAACATGTCGCGCCCTGCGGCCTTGAAGAAGCCGGCGGCCAGCTCGTAGCAGAACCACTTCGACGGGTCTGCCCAGTTTTCGCCAGGCGCCAGGCCGAGACCGAGCGCACCACCAAAGTCGTAGTTGTTATGGATCATGAGCAGTACTGCGCACGCCAACGGCCGCAGCGGTACTGGCACCCAGCCCGGCGCCGTCGGCACGTAAGTGCACAGCTGACTTTCGAGGAAGGCAATGCCAGCGACCAGGTCGGGCACGTAATGCACTCGCTCGCGCACGATCGTCTGTCCTTTCAGAATGTCAGCACACGGCCCCTTGCGCACGCCTGTCAGCATGTTCGCCTCATAGCAGGTGTCGCCGATGGCGATGATCACGTGCGACGAGAGAGCGAGCGCGATGCGGCTGCGCGGCTTCATCCAACGAATAAGCCACGACACCGGGTTCCGGCGCCGACGCGTGAACAGCAGGGTTACTTGGTCTTGCATCAGATCTCCTCGATATCGATGGTGGTGGAGTAGACAGCCGAGAACTGGTAGGCGACGTCGGAATCTTTCGTGCGTCGCCCGTAGAGCATGTGGTCGCGCTCAAGCGCGAGGTCTGCATGGTCAGGAAACACGGACAGCAAAACCGGATAGGCGCGGCTATTGCGCACTAGGTCCAGGAACTTGGCGCGGTCGGCCGGCGACATCTTGCGCAGGTCGACCGGCACCTTGCGGCTGATCGTGCCTGGGTCGGCCAGCTGGTCGCCAGCGGCGCTGCGCGAAATCTCGGTTCGATCGATTACCGAGACCGACGTTCCCGAGGCGTTGTACTGCGGCGACCATACCGGCCCAGCCACCATGCACGCGGCCTCGATGTAGCCCTGGAGGTTGTCCGGGTCGGCGATATCGAGCGTCAGTGCGGTAGCGTCCAGCTGCTGCGGCAGCCAGTGACGCGCGCAGGCGCCCCCGCCGTACGCATACGCGCTCGCGGCCTGGGCCGGGGTGAAACCCTCCAATTCGACGGCCGGCGCCGGGCAGGCGAGCACCCAGCCGCTGTCGTAGTCGTAGCTCTGCCACGCGTCCATATAGCCGGCCGGCCGTACGCCCTGCACCGTACCTACGGATGGGTAATAGCTCCCCATCTTCGGACCGGAACATAACATTGCGCCCCAAGCGTAAAATCCAGTCACGCCATCCCCCGCCGTAGAGCTTTCAGAGCCGCCATAGAGTGGTGCCCAGTTCGTAACAGGTATGAGGGTGTAGGCGTAGGGTTTGCAAACATAGATTCCGCTAACACCATCCCCTGTGTAATTCGGCGCAGCGTTGTTACTGACGTTGGTTCCACGAATCTGCCAAGATGTGGCCCCATCCCTGTCGGGCGTGAACTGACAGACCAACTTCCAAAAACCATTACCCATATCCTCTGTCGAGAATACACATTCGGTTCCGCCGCTCTGAGATGTAATGACGCCTGTTGCTAGGTTAATAATAGCCCAGCGAGTGGCGGCAAGACCTGAATTGGCTGTCAGCAGCATTACACCGTAGCGAGTCGAGCCGGTCCCAAGAGCTTTCATAGTCTGCTCTAGGACGACAGTGCGCCCGGTTTGACAGGAGATGGGGCAGGTCGTGTAATGCCCGCTGTTCCCAGTAAGTTCGACAAGCTTATCGACACCCCAGTTTGGGTAAGGTGATACCACATCGGTCACCCGGTCGGTCGTGGCGCCCGTATTCACCCAGCCGCTTTTGCTGATCTCGTTGTGCTGCGACGCAAACAGACGAAAGCGCGGAACCGTAGCGCCCGTCTTGGTGCTCCAGTTTTCGATGAATAGTCGATACCAGCCACCACCGGCAGGCGTGACCTTAAATTTGCAGTCTTGCCCTGTGCCATTGCTCATGCGCGACATCCGGCCGTCCTCGAAGTTCACCTCCACGGTCGATCCGCTGCCGTCCTTCGCGGTGAGGTTGAAGCACGCGCGCATGAGCGTGTCGCGCTTGAAGAAGACGGCGCCGGAATACGTCGTGTCGTCGGCCAGACCGGTGATTGAGTAGTCCAGGTAGTGCGAAGTCGCGGTCGTAGTCGGGACGACCTGGTCCGCGGTGTTCGTGCCATTCGGAGCAGCTGTCACGTTCGCATTCACGGTTGTTACCGCAGCGCGCGCCCATGCGCCGGTTGAAATATGCATCTCCTCGCTACGGATCACGAGGTTTGTTACCGGCTGCTCGGTCGACACCCGCACGCGCATCTTCGCCGTCGGCGACCAGTTGCAGAACGGCAGCGCGACGCAGCCAATGCGCGCCGGCGCCGCCCAGGCAGCTTTGTACGTGCCGCTGGTGGAGGTGAACCGGTGCAGCGACGATTTCACGGCGGCCGCCAGGCTGGCCACAGCGAGGTTTCCGGCCGTGCTCGAGGCGGTGAACGATGCGGCCTGGCGCAGAGCATTCTTGGTGACGATTCTCAGGTTGGGCATGCTATTCCGTGGTGGTGGTGTTCATCTGCAGGGCCAACGCCTGCATGTCGGCTTCCATGTCGGCTACGATCGCTGCAACCTCTGCGGCCGTGGCGGAGTGGCGGACGTCCTCTTTGTTCGCGAGACGGAGCTCGCGGATGTCGTCGAGCAGCGCATACCAGCGGTCGGCGGTGGCCAGGATGTCGTCGGCGGCCTGGCGCGCTGTCCAGCCGGCGCGCCACTTCGCCATCGCCCAGCTGGCCACGCCCCGCGGCACGTAGGCGTCGTCTCCTTCGGGATAGCCGGCAGCGCGGTACTCGCGCGCGTGCTGCTCAGCGCGCACGTACTCCGGCGTCTGCGTCATCTTGCTGATGACAGCCAGGCGCAGCGCTTCGCCGGCGGCGTCGATGGAACCAATCGCCTCGGTGCGGTACTCCTCGAGCAGCTTTGTGTCGGACCAGGCAATCTGCTCGTTGACCAGGTGCGCCACCTCGGAGTCGCGGCGGCCGGCGCGGCTGAACTCGCCGTCGAAGCGCAGCAGGCGGACACCGGGCTCGTTCTCTGCTCGCGGAAGGATCGGGCCATCATCGGCATCGTCTTCCATGCTGATCCCCAGGATGAGATTCTCATCACCCTGCAACATTAAAAATGGCTTCTTCATTGGATTTGTCCCGATCCGTGCTGCCAATAGATCTGGCAGCCTGCGCGCGCAACGGCACCGTTGTCGTCGATCACTTCCAGCGACACCCAGACCACGTTGACGAGGTTGCTCCCGCGCCCCCTGATGGCTATAGACCCTCCCTGCGGATCGCCCGACATCACGACTTCGCCTGACGGCCCCACCTCTGCATTCATCGACCAGCGGTACTTAAATGGTCCAGTCCCATCAGTCAGCGTCGGCGACAAAGTTGCGTACGTGACAAGCGTGGATGTGTTTGCTTGGCTGCGTCGGTCAATCGACGGCAGAGTGGCCCGGAACGGTGAGACCTCTTTCGCTTTCTGAATGATGAGTTGGTTGCCATCCCACTCCAGCATGCCGCTGGAAGGATCGCCGACTACCAGTTTCGGCACGCCGTTGTGCATGCCCATCCAGAGGCCTTTGCCGACCTTGTAGTCCGTCATGCCTTGGCGGATATGGCCGTCGGGGCCAATCTGCAACTTACCCAGGAAGGCAACGATTGCAGCCAGCTCAGTGACCGATATCTTCTGTGCAGTGATTGCGCCATCTTTGATCAGCACACTATCCATGACGCGCGTGATGGAAAACCCGCCGATTTCGGCCGCGCCGCTCTGTACACGCCGGCGGATACGCAGGTTGGAATTCACCAGCCTCGGGTCATTCGGGATAGTTACCGTATGTGAAATTACCCTAGCGCCTCGCGAGTTGCTGGCATATTGGATGGGTCCGCCATCGGGCCAGGTATATCCGGACGAAGGCACGCCGTTCTGGTAGAACTGCACGAGTGGCCAGTGCCAGTCAATTGTGAGTTCGCCGTACCAATTGTCAGTGAAGCCGACCCGATACTCAATCAGGTAGGTTGCGCCCGGTACGATTGGGATCGCACCGGTCCATGTGTCGTGAAACACGTAACCGTTTGCATTGAGGTACAGGGATGCATTTTGTTTCCAATCCGTTACCAGCTGTTGGTCCGTCCAGTCCGCGACCGCTAGCGGGTATCCGGCTAAACCCCACCACAACAAGTCCTTGAAACGTGGATCAGGGATAAGGTTATTGGCATCGCCCATGACTGCCAGGCTTCGAGCAGTTACAGCGCCTACGGCAAGTTTCTCAGCCGTGATTGCCCCTGCAGACAACGCTGCCGTGAGGATCGATTCGGTTGCGATCAGACGGCCGTTGACGACCACGCCATTCTCGACCCAGGCCGAGCCAGTCCAACGCTTCTCCATAACGTAGGTGCCGCTGCTGATTGTCACGACGTCGCCAACCACCTTAGTGGTTGGTACCGTGATGTTCGCCAGGGCGTCAGTCCAGGCTGTGCCCGAGCCGTAGTAGTGGCCGGGGCCGCGTGCACCTGGTGTGCCGGTACCGGACGCGCCGTCGCGCAGCACCGGGATGATCAGCGCGCGCTGGAACTCGTCGCCGTTGCTCTCCACCGTAGCGGTGACGATGGCGGTTTGGCCGTCATAGGTGACGTCGACGCTGCGGCCAACGGCGTTCGACAGCGTGCCGCCGACGGCAGTGAAGCTGACCGCATCGTCCAGGCCGACAAGGTCCGCTGTGACGGTCACCTTGGCCAGGTCGACTTGGCCGGCTGCATTCAGGTGGAAGCCTGGCGCGCTGGCTGTCAGGTTAATCCAGGCGTTCTTCGGATTGACGATCCGTACCGTCGCGGCCTGCAAGATGGCGTCGCGGTCGTTCAGCACTGCGCTCATACGAGAAACCCTACCTTGACGCGCCCGGTGTTCCAGTCGGGCGCCAATGAAATAACGATGCCGGAGACGCCGGCGTCCATGCCGAAGCGCGGGCTGAAGACAGTCACCGCCTGGCCCAGCTCGAGCTGCAGCAGCTCGGGCACGCCGTCGAACTCGTAGGTGGTGCGCGGCACCTTCCACAGGTCGAGCCGTCGCTGCGCCTCGGCGTCCGCGTCGGCCCGGGTCAGCAGCATCGTGTCGACTTGGGCCGGCTCGGCGTTCAGGCGGTAGGTGGCCAGCGTCGCCGCGTCGGTCTTGGTGGTGGTCAGCCACTCCTCGGTGAAGAGCGCCTTGTGCACCTCCGGCAAGTTGGCCAGCGTGCCGGCGTCCTGCACGGTCCAGTTCTTGGCGAAGCCCAGCTTCACGGCGCCGACCACGTCGGTGCGGCTGGCCGGCTGCAGCGTGCCGTCGATCATGTGTTCCGGCCTGATCACGAACGGCGTGCCAGTGCCGGGCAGCGCGACCTGGATCAGCCGCATCAGGCCCAGGCGCGACATCACCAGCTGCGCGCCGATGCTGCCGAGCAGCATCTGGCACGCGGCCAGCACGTTGAGCCGGTCCGTGGAATACAGCCCCATCGGCTGTGGATGCGCCGCGTCGAAAGCGGCAATGTTCGCCAGGTCGAGATCCGCAGCTGTGAAGCGGTCGGCGGCCTTACCGTAGCCGGTTGCCAGCCGCTTGCACATCGTGGCCGCGGTGTCACAGTAGCCGGCGCCGCTGTCGCCCTTGACTGAAAGCGTCACGGCGCCGGCCGGCGTGGATTCCAGCGTCACGGTGCCGGCGGCCGGATTCGATGTCATCGCCACCGGTGCGCCGTTGTCGCGCGCCTCGTTGGCGATCACACCCTCCGCCGACGCGCAGTGGTAGCCATAGGTCAACGTCGCTGGGTTGATCGGCAGCGGCGTGATGTTCGACACCTGCCCGATCGCGAACGGAAGGAGCGCGTCCTTCTGTTCGGTCTCGCCGCCCAGCTTCGCCTCGGTGATCGCCGTGTTCAGGCGCTGCAGCTTGTCGCGCAGCTTCAGGGCCAGCTTGTTCCGGCCGCGCGGCGCGATGTCCGCCACAATGCCGTTGAAGACCATCCGGAAGTCGGCGCGTGGCCAGCGAAGGTCGCCGATGTATGCCTTGATCTCCCGGTTCTTCCACACGTAGCCGGCGCCGGCCCAGGCATCGCGCACGCCGGCGGTGTTGTCGATCTCCAGGTCGCCGGCGGAGAGCGCACCATCGCCTTCCAGCGACAGCCGCTCAGTGAACAGCGTGCCAACGGCGGCGATCGGCTGATACGCGGTGTTAGCCGGAACGTCGGCCGGCGCCGTGGTGTACGACCTGGTCGCCATGTAGACCGTGGTCTCGACACCATTCACCCGCACCGCCGCCTCAATCAAGACACAACGATAAGCGGCCGAGCTTTTTAGCCAGGCCAAGAACTGAGCATCGGTCATTGCGGAGCCACCCTGTCTTCGGTTCGGCCGAGGGACGAGATTGCCGCCCCGGTAACGCGGGCCATGGTCTCGGCCGAATTAAGCGACGCCACGGCGCCACCGCGGATGATGTCGCCAGTCTGCACCTGCTGGTCCGCACGCAGACCGGCCACCTCTGCACGCAGCTGTTGGTTGTCGTCACGCAACCCCTTGATCTCGGCCACCAACGATGTAGTGTTCGATGTGCCGAGGGCGGCATAGTTGATTGGGCCAAGCGCCGGCGGCGCATAACCAATCGGTCCCACGGTGGGCGGCGCATATGCAGTCAGGGCCGCGGCATTCTGTTCCATGATCGTTTTCAGCTGCAGGACCGCGTCACGCACTGACATCACTTCTTTCTTAACTTCGATCAGCCCGGCCACTTGCGTCTCCAAAGCCGTGAGCTGTGCTTTGCCGACGTCGACCTGGGCCTCCGCCCAACGCGCCGCCTCTTCGGTCGCGGCTTGCGCGTACGCGAAGTCAGCCTGGTACTGGGCACCGCTCGCGAACACCGTGCGCGAAGCCTCCAGGAACGCGCTGAAGGCGCTTTGATAGTTCGACTGGGCTGACTCATCCCCGCCACGTGCGGCCGCCAGCACGGCCTCGTACTGCGCCTTGGCTTCGAAGTATTTCTGCTGCGGAGACAATGGGGACAAGCCACCAAGGACGGCGCTCTTTGCCAGGCTGCGCAGGCTGGCGGCGAACGAGCCCATCCGATCCATCGTGTTGCGGATCGCTTCGGCTTCCGCATCGTAGGCGTCGACCAGCATCGACTTCGCGCTCGACAGGCTGACCGTCGTGTCGATGATTTCCGGGTAGACCTTGGCGAATGCCTCTTGCAGATCCATCAAGGCCAGGTACTGTTCACGCTGAGCTGCGTTGGTCAGATCCAGGCCGACGACATACTGCTTGAACGATTCGCGCGAGCGCAGTGAGGAGAGTCCCATCGCCGCCAGCTGCTCGGCCACATATTTCTGGATCGGCGCCAGGCGCTCGGCCTCGGTCAAAAAGTTGTCGGCGAACGATGCAGTCTTGCTTGCGAGTTCGTCGATCCCGCCGGCCAGCTCAATAAAGTCTTCGCGAACACTAATGCTCGACATGCCGACGAGCCCAAAGGACTTGCCGACGCTTGCCAGAACCGAGTCGAGGTTCGCGTAGTTCGCCGAGATGCGCACCAAGGTCTCGAGTGCGCCTTCCCCGCCTTTTTGGAAATCAAGCAGGTCACCCACTGCCCATCGAGCCATATCGTCGCCGACTTTGGAAAACGCAGCTTCGAGCTGCGCCTGGATCTCCTCCGGCTTGAGGTCTTTCGTCGAAATCTTGCCGATGTCGACCACGAAAGCATTAAGCCGCTGAGTGAATGCGCTTCCGCTAAATCCCAGCAGGCGGCTGGCTTCGGCTACAGTTTTTCCAAGACCGGAAATAATCGCCTTGAACTGCTGGTCGGCCTCCGGACCCAGGTTTGTCGGATCGGTCCAGTAGTCATCACTGTGGAACAACCCGCCGCTCTTCTTCATATCGGCATAGCCCTGCGCTCTCAACTGACCTGCATAGACGCCAGCGAGTGTGGTCTTGTTCGTCATGACGCCGACGTCGCGCGCGCTTACTTTGCCTCCAAAAATGGCGTTGCCAATCTTGCCTGTGATACGGCCAATCCAGCCCCCTGTGAGCGCATTAGCAGCCATTGCCATAAGTCCATAAGGACCTGTCAGAGCAAGTAGCGGCCCCTTCCCGCCCATACGTTCACCCCACTCATACGAGCTTCCATATTTACTGGCAGGTGCAGCGCCGCTCACGCCATTTTGCGCGAGGACTCCACCCAGACCACTAATAGAGCCCTCGATGGCGCGCAGGGAGCGAAGCATTCCAGCGGTGTAGTTCAGCTCGATGTTCGAATTTGCAGCCGCCAGCTCGATGGCTTTTGCGATCGACTCGGACTTTGCTGTTGCATCCCCAAGGATGGAGCCAGTCCCGGTTGCGGCCTGACGATCCTTCGCGGTCGTGTCGCTGCCGCCACCACCCGCCACAGCGAAGCCGAGTGCTGCCATCACAGCTGCCATTGCAGCCATTCGTGCCCATGCGCTATAAGGGTCGCCCTGGGCTTGAGCTGCAACGCCAGCCGCCGCCGCCGCTTGGCCTTTTGTCATCGATGCCGCAACGTCCGGCCCTACGCTGGCAACCGATGCAGCTGTCTCGGTTGCCTTGCTGGCGACGAACATCGAAGTGAAAGCCGTCAGGATGCCACTCTTTTCGAGCATGGTCTTCACAGCGAGGGCCATCTCGAACGCACGGAATGTTTTCTCTGCTGCCTCCATCGCCTGGTATCCACGAGAATGCTCATCGAAGAAACCTTTGGCAGCGCCGGCCATGTCGCCATATGACTGGATCTGCGCCTGCGCGGACTGCTTTGCGGCTTCGGCATTGGCCTTCTCGATCTTGGTTTTGTCGCCTCCGGAATTCTTCAAGGCCGATGCCAGCTGCGCAGCGATCGTCGCCTGCGAACGTGAGTACCCGGTAAGGGCCGTAGCGAGCCCGCCGATGGCTTTGCCGACACGGCCAAAGGATTGCTCCATGCCGCTGGCCGCCTCGTTGGCGGCGTCGTCCACCGACTCCATGATCTGCAGCATCTGGGTGGCACGCTCAAGGTCGACGTCGGCAAACGACTGTTTCGACCGCAGGGCATACCAGGCCAAGTACTCGGTCTCCAGCTGCTTGCGCGCCTCGTTACCCACGCCGGCCTGGTTGATACGCTCCTGCCACACTGCGGCGTCGATCGCCAACAGGGCCTGGGCGCGCTCCTGCGGGTCGGCGATGTTCTCGGCCTCCGCGCGGCGATTCTGTTCGGCCAGCTGGGCCGCATACAATAGGGCTTTGCTCTGGCCGAGGGTAGCCTGCTCGACGTAGATGCGCGACGCGGTCTCGTCCTTGAGCTGGGCAAGAACCTTGTCCGAAATAGGCAATCCGGCCTCACGCATGTCCGACAGCTTCTTCTGCATATCAGCCTCGGCCTTGACGGCTACCATCGCCATCTCGCGCGCATCGGCACTCTTGCCGTACATCTGGTATTCCACGTTGAGCGCGGCAGATGACTGGGCACGTGCGGCGGCGCCGTCCGATGCGAACTTGGTGGCACTGGCCTGGGCTAGCTGCTCTTTGCGCGCCTGCTCACTGGCAGCCTGGTCATCAAGAGCGGCATCGATAGCGGCGCGATGCGCGGCCGTCAACTTCATCTTGCCACTGGCGAGATCGGCATCGAGTCTGATGCGCGTCTTCTGGCTCTCAGTCAGTTCCTGTTCGACTTCGACTGAGCGGCGATTCTCTTCCGTCTTCGCGCGGATGCCAGTAATTAAGGCGGTATAGGATTCGATCTCGCGCTTGGCCGCCTCTTCCGCTTTTTTCTTCGCGTCCTGTGCAGCCTTTTCCTTGGCCTCTTTTTCTTTCTTTTCTTTGAGGTAATTATCGAGTGATTCTTTATCGTCATCCGGCGCAGCATCGGACTCACTCCCCTTTGTCTTGCGCGCTGCGATGCGTTTCAGGGTAGCCTGCTCGAATTGATTGGCGGGTTCGTTCCACAACGTATCACGGGCAGCGTTCGCTTCCTCCAATACCTTGTTGCGCTCTGCCAGGGCAGCACGCATGTCCGCGACAGGATTACGGCCCGCAGCGATGTTTGCAGCTATCCTGGAAGGGTGCGCGTCATACGCGGCTTTGGCAGCAAAGGTGATATCCGCTGCTACGACCTTGAAGCTACCGCTGATGGCCGAAAAAATCTTGGGCAGCGTTACTGCGACATCGATCACGCGAGCAACGCCCACGGCCAAATCATCTGCCCACTCTGCCCCTTCGCTTGACGCGAGACTGTTACTGCTACGCATGACATCGAGAATTGCTGTCGCGAGGTCGTTTACGGCTGGTGCAGCATCCACACCGACCGAGGTCGCAAGCTCATCGAATTTGACGCGGGCACGCCCAATGTTGTCCTGCATCGCGGTCACACGCGCTACGGCCTCCTCGGAGACGGCACCAAACTCATCGACGCTACCTGCCACGTCATTCAAATACGGCATCAAGGCTACGCCGGATTTTTTCAGGAGATCGTTGACCAACGCGGTCTTGCCGGCGCCGTCTTGGTATCGCTGAAGCGCTTTAGCCGAATCGATCAACACCTCGGCAGGGTCGCGCAGGTTGCCGGCAGCATCGCGAGCCGAAACTCCAAGCGCAGCGAGCGCCTGCTGCGTCTTACTGGCCTCTTCATCCGATTCAGCCATGCCTTTAGCGAGGGCAGCGACAGCCGCATCGACAGCCCCGAAGTCCGCACCGAAAGCAGTGGCCACCTTCTGCAGGCGGGAGAGCGATTCAATCCGCGCCCCGTACTTCTGCGCCATGTCGTCAAGGTCGCCGAGCGCATCGGTCGCACCGATGACCTTCGCGACGAACGCCGTCAGCGAGACGCCCGCAATGGTAAAGCCGGCCACATCGCCGATCTTCGACTGCATGCTGCTGATGCGATTGGTCAGTCCGCCGACTTGACCCGAGACCTGCTGCAAGGTCTGCGCGTTGATGCGACGCATCGCATCACCAACGGTTTCGATCTCACGGCGCGACGTATCGGCGCCATTGACATCGACCCTGATCTCCGCGCGCGAACCGCCTACTACGCTCATATGTCCCTGCCCTTATGTTCTTGAATTCGCCCACTCGTCGAGCGCCGCGCGCTCCATCGCCTGCACCAGCTCGAACAGCCGGTCACGCTCGCCGGGCGGGACGCGCCGGCGGCGCATGCAGATCTCAATGCTCTGGTAGTTCAGCCCTGTCGGCCCAGCCATCCCAGTGTTCCACTGGGTCTGGATCGCCATCCAGAACAAGAACGTTTCTTCGTTGTCCGGCCAAAGCCAGAACTCGTTGCCGTCGTCGAGGGACAACTCGCCCTCGACATACAGCCCCATCAGCGCGAGGGCGTGTTCGATGTCGCCCTCAGGGGCTGCGGTTTCCTCGCTTTCAAACCGCAGATCGCCACGCGCCAGGAGGCGCGCAGCATCACTTAGTTTTTTGCGACAGCGCCCACTTCCTTCATGTAGAACTGGAAGCACACGGCCGGCATGCCGGCTTCCGACAGGACGGCGTCGAAGTTTTCAGCCGAGAAGTCCAGCGCCGCGCCGGCTTCGTCGAGCACCGCATCCCAGCCGGTCGTAACACGGCGCATGAACGCCGCGACGGATTCCTTCTTGTCGGCGATCGCGTCGTCGATTTCTTCCTGGGTAAGGCGGATGCAGTGCAGGGTGAACTTGAACGGCACATCCTTGCCCTCTTCATCTTTCATCTTGCCGACGACAGGGACCAGGAGCTTGTTGCGCTTTACGAGTTTCAGTGCCATGGAAAAGGTAGCTTTCTTGTTTATGGGTTGGATTACAGGGTGACGATCTTCCACTCGTCGTTGCCGGCGGCCGTAGGCACGTAGCGCACGTCGAAGCCAATCAGGCGCTTGCCGTTGCGGTCGACCTTCTTCGGGTTCACCAGCTGCACGTTCGGGGCGAAGACAATTGCCTTGTTGCCGGTTACAGTGCCGATGACGATCGCCAGGCTGCGCGTGACATTGGCCACAACGTCGGCCATCAGCGCGACTTCCTGGGTGGCATCGAGTTCGAGCTCAATGGAACCGGACGAATCGCGGTCGGTGATGTCGACGGTCTCGCTGCTCAGCATGGCGTCGAAGTTCACCGCGTTGCCGAAGTTCAGCTCCAGGCCGGTGCTCGAGTACTGCGTACCGCCCGACAGTACGCCGGCGTTGTAGGTCGCGCCCAGCGTGATATCGACGACGTTGGCCTTTGTCATCGGAACCGGTTTCTTCCACGCGGTATAGGTAACGCCGCTGGGGTTAGCCGACACGATGCCGCCATTTACGCCCGTCCATTCGAACGCAAGCGTCGGGATCTCGCCGACCTTTGCCGACAGGGTGCAGTTGCCCATGCAGTCGAGCAGCTTGTGCAGGACGCCGTCGTCGTAGTAATACTGGGTCAGCGCCTTCAGGCCGATCGACACCGGGCTGTATTCGACGCGCGCTGGCGTGGTCAGGGCGCCTTCACCAGCTGCGCAGCCCTGGAGCAGCACGCCCCAGGCCGGCGGCGTAGCCGCGGTGCCGGAGCCGGCCAGCTCGACCGAATAGCTCAGCTTTACGCTGGCCGGGCCGACGAGCTGCTCGCTGCCGCCGAACGAGCCGCGGATTACGTCGCGCGAAATGTTCTGGGCGTCGAGCGCGGTGATCGAAACGTCCTTGATCAGGATCGCGTTGGCCGCGCCAGTCGGGGCGGCATCGACGCCAGCGGTGGTCTGGACCTTGGCCGTGACGACCGAGTTTTTGATTTTGCGTGGCATCGTTACTCCTGCGGTTCGGATGGGGTTTCAGCAGCCTGCTCGGCAGGCGCCACGTCGTTCGAGATCCACTCCCAGGTGGCGTCGTCGAAGCGCCAGGAACCGCCGCCGGGCAGCGGTGGGATCGGCCGGCTTTCCGGCTTGGTGATGTCGGTCATGTCAATCCAGGGTTGAGTTGTTGGTGCGATGGTCGGCCACGTACGTGATCCGCACCCATCCGGTTTTCTTTCCTTCGAGCGCGTTCTCGGCCTCGACCCCGACAACGGTCAGGTCGCCGATCAGGCCGCCCAGCGTCGGGTCTTGCGCCAGGCGCTCGAACACTGCGAACAGCAGCGGGTCGACCGCGAGGTCGCCGCTTTCGGTCAAGCTGCGCGCAAAGCACTCGACGCTGATGGTCGAGCTCCAATCGATTGGAGCACCGGCGATGGTGGCCAGCTGCGGAAGCGCGCGGTTGAACTCGACGTTGATCGCCCGGTCTACCTGGTCGGGAACCACGCTGCTGGATGACCGATAGATCTTGTCGCACACCGCCGGCGCCGCCGACAGCTGGGCGATGACGGCGCTGACGATCGTGGCGAACGCGGTCCTCATTGCGTGCGCCCTACGGTCAGTACGGTCATGCCGGTACCGTCCGGGCTTGCCGTGATCACGACGTACGGCACGCCGTTGATGGTGATCTCCTGCTCGACCGGATCAGCAGGAAGCGCCGAGCTGGCAACCTTCACGGTTGGGCTTACGTCCGCCGCCCCCATGCCGAGATCCACAACACTGGACGGGCAATCGAAAATGCCTGACACGGTCGCACCGGCGACGCCAACCTGAGCATTGGCCAGGTGGCGCAGCACGGCGACGTTCGCGGCGGCTTCGAGGGCGGTGAAGTTCATGGCGGCTGGTTAGCGGACGGCGCCGTCCAGCAGCACACGAGCGGTGCTGTCCGACGCGGTCTTGGCAGCGGTGAAGCAGCCGACCAGCGTATTGTTGGTCGCCGTGGTGGTGATGCGTTTGGCCGTGTTGTCCCAGTACGCTTTCGCGCCTTGGGCAGCCGTGTCGGCGCCGTTAGCCACGAGATCGAACACGCCTTCGCGGGCGATCTCGACCGAGGCTCCCTGCAGCGCATCGCCGGCCGCGACGCCGAACAGCGCGCCGACCAGCACGCCCTGGCCACTGAGGACCAGAGCAGGAGCGATAACGCTGAGGACGTTACCGGATTGGACTTTATTACGCATGTGCTTCCTTGATCGTTTCGTTGACGGGCAAGCGCTTACGCGCCGGTGCTTTTTTGCAGGCCGCGGTGATCGATCGCCGCAGCTGCGAAGTCGAGGCGGCACTTCCAGGTAACGCCATCGACCTCGAAGCCGGCCTGACTTTCGATGACTGGGCCCTCGGCACCGTCCAGGTAGCAGAACTCGACGGTATCGACTTGGCTGTTGCTGCTGGCCATGTACCAGGCGGTCTCGCTTGCTTCGTCCAGAATCGGCTCGACGACTGGCTCGACTGCCGTGCGGCCACCGGTGCGGAACTCGTTGACATCATCCTGTTTCGCCGGAACGTAAGCCGAGCTGGTCAGCTGATACGCTTCCTGCTCGAGCTCGGATGGGACGATCAGGAAGTTCGGGACGATGTTCAGATTCTCGTTTTGCAAACCCTTCTGCTTCCGCATCGCGGTGCGAGCAGCTTTCATGGAGGCGAGCTGCAAGGCCGAGCCCGTGCCGTTCGCGAGATTCTTGTGATCTGCGTGGAAGAGCGCTTTGCCGTCGCCCATGGTCGGATTGCCGGTCAGCTGGCTATACACCAGACGGTTCTCCAGGCGGCTGGAGCTGGCGCCGAAAGCGGTCACCATCTTTTCGAAGGTGCGCAGGTCATCGTTGATGATGGCCTGGCGAGTGAGCGAGATCATGCGACCATAGGTGACCAGACCGTAGCTCATCCCAGCATCCTTCATCGTGCCGTACTGGAACTCGCCATGTTCGTTGGTGCGCAGCAGCTCAGGTGCGCCCGACATCTGGACGATGTTCATACTTTTAAAGTCAGGCGCGTTCGGGGCCTTGCGCGCCCATTGCGTATAGGTTCCTTGGGCCTCCTCGTACGCGCCACGCATGCGCTTATTCGCGACGTTGGCGAAGATCGCTGCAAAGTCGCTGGTGCCGTGCATGCCCGAGCGGTACTGGAGGATTTCGGTTGCCAGGCGCAACTTGTCCATGCCGCGGGTCTGCACGCCGCGCGATTCCAGAAAGTCGCGGCCGACCTCGATCAGGCTCATGCCACGGAACTGGCGGCCGTTGTCGGTCAGCTTGGCGCCGGCATACACGCGGTGCATCATTGCCTCTTCGATGCCGGCCATGCGAGTCTGGAACTCGTCGCCGACCAACAGCACGCGGGTGTTCTGGTGGCCACCGGCAGCGGCATCGTTGCGGGCCAGTTCTTCCAGCACGGCAGCACGGGCCTGGTCGACCGAACCACCGCTGCGGATCAGGCCGGCGGCCAGGTGGCCGACAGCGTGACGGGTGCACAACTCGGTAATGTCAGCGGCGCGGGTTGCTGCTTCCGTTGCTGCGCGGATCGCGGCATCGTCGCCAGCTGGCGGATTCGATGGCGCAGCACCCGTCGGCGCCTGTGCTGGGGCAGCCGGAGCGGCGGTACGGGTTGCATCGGTAGGCGCTGGGTTCGGTGCGCCCGACTGGGGAGTGGTCATAGGGTTTTCCTGTGAGGTTGGAACAGACGAAAGGGCGGGCGCCCGGGTGGTGAATTCGCAAGGTGTGCCGTTGGTAGGCGCGCTACGCGTGCTGGCTTCAGCGTCGAATGGAATGCCGACAAAGCTGAGCTCATGCGGCTGCCACGACACGGCACGGTACAGAGGCAAAGTGCCGCCGTCCGCGCGATCAATGGCGCGCGTGATCTCGTATTTATTGACGACGTAGCCCACCGAGATCGAGCGGATGATCCCGGCCTTGATGTCGTTGACGATGTCAGCGATGTCCGCACGCTTAGACAAACGCAGGGTGGCCGTGCCTACACCGTTTTCGATGGCGCCGCGGATTGCCACGCCGAGGATCGCGCCGACGCCGCCGTAGGTGCGATGGCTGTCGAAGACCTGGATCGTGCCCGCCTCGAAGCGTGTCATATCAACCGCTTCCGGAGTAACGGCGAGCTCCTCTTCATACTGCGTCTCGGTCCACCAGTCATAGCGGCGGCCGCGAGCGCCGGTGGTCCAGACTACGTCAACGGTATTGTCTTGATCGTTGAAGGTGCTCGGAACCAGTTCGGCCGTGCGCGTCAGCATCGGCATATTCCGGGGATCGGTGGCGGACCGGGTAGCGTTCTGCGGGTGGGTGGTTGGCGTCGTCATGCCCACCATTCTGCGGATTGCACTGTCTCAATTCTCGGAAAACTGAGACAACTTTTCCAGCCGTCAACCAGGCCGCGCTTTGAAGTAGATCTTCCTGGAATCGCGGCTCTTCCCGTCAGTGCATTCGAACGCAAAGGTTACCGAGTTTTCGGCACCTGCTTGCGTGTTCAGCCCATCCACCCAGGCGCATACGCAGGTTCCGTCGATGAAGGCCTCACCGTCGATCGTCACGCCGCGGGCTTCGCCGGTTACTGTTGTTAGGCTCGTGCCGGCCCGAGCGAGCCAGGCTGCCAGGTCGATCCCGTACAGGAGGCGAGCCCCTGGCGTCTTGTAGATGGTGAGCTGGCCGTCAATGACAAAGTAGCTTTCAGTACGCATGTGGTATTCGTTCTTTCAATGAAGGGTCAGGATGCGCTGCTCACCGTCTGCAGTCCAAATGCGGCACTCGCCTACGGCAGCATGGATACGCCGCTCACCGGGATTGGTATAGATGATGGCCAGACCGAGCCGAACCAGCGCGCCGACCGTACCGGTGTTGTGCTGGGTCCCATCGGCGCCGGCCAGCACAGCGGACTGCGTAATGGCGCCGGCGTCACCGACGTTCGCCTGCTGCCCTTCAGCGCCTTCCAAGGAGTCGGGCACAGCAATCGTGATCGCGCCCACGCTGCCGTCATTGACCTGGGCACCGTGATCAGCGACCAGGTTCTGCACTTGGCCGACAGCGCCCGCAGCACCAGCGTTCTGCTGGCCTCCATCTGCGCCCGCAAGTACCTGCACCTGCCCAATCGTGTCGACGCTACCGGAATTCAGCTGGTTGCCCTCTACCCCCACGAGCAGACCCGGTGCTTCGCTCGCAATCTCGCCGCTTCCTGCAGCGTTCTGCTGTACGCCATCGGCACCAGTAAGGGCCAGCACCTGGCCGATTTGCCCAGCGTCCGTGATGTTCAGTTGCGCACCGTCGGCACCGCCCAGGTTCTGCACCTGGCCGAGCATCCCAACGCTGCCAGCATTCGGCTGCGTGCCGCCGGCGCCGGCGGTTTCTTGCGTTTGAGTTATCGAACCAGCGGAGCCTGTATTGGCCTGGCTACCATCACGCCCGACAAGCTGGAGCGGGATAGCGGCAGGTGCTGCGCCAACCAGATGCCGTGGCGCTCGCAACATCTGCCATGGCGCAGTGCGCTGCGCGTCCACCTCCACAGGGTCGAGAAGGCGGTCCCATGTGTTGACCAGGGCAATGCTGCCATCCCAGCAGCGCGCACCGTCGGAGCCCCGGTTGCCGATAACAAGCGGCGAAGCCAAATCGCGCAGCGCACCCGGAACGACCGAGCTGGCCAGCACCAGGGCGCCGTCAACCCAGATGCTGATATAGCTGTTCACGCCATCGTAGGCATGCTCGATCCAGATCTCGACGTCTCGGCCAACGGCTGCTGAGACGTTGCTGTCGGGGATGGTGACGGTACGTTCAGTCCCTGCCCCGGTGTAGAAACCGTAAGCCATCCTGGCCAAGCTGCCATACCAGTACAGGAACTGGCCGGAACCCCCGTTGGTTTTATCGAACACGCGGCCCAGGCTACCGCCACCAGCGCCGTTTCGCCGGACGACAACTTGGTAGGTACGACCGCTCAGCCCGATCTGACTGGACAAGCCGGTCGTGATTTTGTCGCTGTTGGAGACACCAGTGGCAGCGCCGAAACTTGCACCGAGCCCGCCGGCCAGCGGTGCGACCTTCGTGCCGGTTACCGTAGGGTGCTGCTGTGCTACGAGGTCAAACGCCCGGTGCAGACCGGGGGCAACGGACATGGCCAGCGCTCGGGTGATCGGGTTGCTCCAGTCAACCGGCAGAACATGCTGAGGCTGCTGCGTAAGGCGAGCCGGCTGGATCATTGCCCCCATAGGTTACGGCGCCAGCTTCTCGGTGCGCGGCGTTACCTTGAGCGTCCAGCCAGCGGCCAAGCTCTGGCCGGTGCCGCTGTTGTAAACATAATAGTCAGCCTTGCGAGGCAGGCCGTAGGCGGTCAGCAGCATGGCCTGCTCGCTGGTCGTGTTGTTGACGACGAATGATCCGACGAACAACGTCGGGCGCGAAGCCTCGGGGACTTCGGTATCCTTGGTCCCGTCGATATCGAGCGGGCGGGCGTAAAGCAGCAGCGCGGCGCTCTCCACCGGTGCAACCCCGAACGTCCCGACCAAGGCGAAATCCGCATCGGGATAGCCTTGTCCATCGAGCTCGACGGCGTACGTCGCTGCGCTCGCCTGCACGATCGCCGCGTTCGCGATCATTGCGCCGCTGGACTCGAGCACCTTAACCGTACCCCATGCTGCAATGCGTTCGCCGCTCATAGGGTCACCCGCCCTTCCGCCTTATTCAGGGCTGCGCTCACCTCGCTGAAGTGCACTGGCGCCGCAGCATAGCCCAGCGCCTTGATGCGCTCGAGCTCTACCTGGTATTCCGGCATAGCGGCGATCAGCTTGTCGAGATACTTCTGCGCGTCCGGCAGGCCCGGATCGAAGGCGCCGCGGCGGATCGGGTCCATCCCCCAGTAAAGCTCGCGGTCCTCGTCGCCGTGCGCTTCGATTGCATCCAGGAAGTGGCCACCTCGCGGCGACATCACGGCCAGGATCGTCCCGGTGCCTACGCGCTCGGTCACGCGTTGCAGCACTTGGCGCCGGACCGAAAGATGAGCGGCGATCGCCACATCGTTACGAATGGCCACCAGAGCGTCCAGCTGCGCCAAGTCGTCGGCCGTCAGATCGCGCCCAGCCAGTTCGGCCAGCGCTTCGCGTTGGGGTTGCGAGAGCATCGGCTTAGACTGGCTGGTTGCTGGTGTAGCTGAGCGGCGGGAAGTTGATCCCGTTGCCGGAGGTGACCGGCATGTCGCTGCTTTCGTCGGTGACGTACAGCACGCGCTGGGTGGCTGTATCAACCCACGCGAAGCCGAGGTCAGCGCCGACGACCGTCGCGGTGGCCGTGCTGCTCTTGGCCGCGCTGGTCACGCGGCGGTTGCCGTCGCCAACGGTCGACAGGGCGAAGTCCGTCGGCGCCATGACGGCCTCGGCCAACTTGTTGCCCATGACGGTCGCATAGCTGTCGCCCTTCGCATAGGTCGAGATCAGGACGATGCGGTTGACGTTTGCCTTCAGGGAGGCCGGGCCGCCGTCGAGGGTATCCTGGTGCGCCCATTTTTGAATGGTCATGCGTTATTCCTTTGTAGCGTTGGTATTTTGTTCTGCGGTGGGGGTAGGCATGTTGCCGCGCTGCAGGAAGAGCATCGTGTCGAGGATGCCTCGCTCCTTCAGCTTCTTGAGGTCGGATGCCCATTCGTCGAACACGACGTCGGGGTCATAGCCGCGCTGGCGGAGCTTTTCGCTCAGGGTCGATAGGCCGGCCGCGATCTCGGCCTGGTCCGCCTTCACGTCCTGCTCGGGGTTGACGTAGTCCCATTTCGGCGGACTGAAGTCGACCGCCATATCACGCCCGCGGATCTTGCCGGCCAGGTAGGCTGCTTCGATGAACGCCTCGTGAATCGGGCGCGCCAGTTTCGGGATCAGGACCAGCCACTGGATCTGCTGTACTTCGCGCCGGAAGTCGAGACCACGCACGCGTGCGCTGCTGAAGTTCACTCCGCTCATGTCGCCGGTCACCATCTCATATGGGACGCCCAGGCCGGTGGCGATGATGTGCACCTGGTACTTCACATACTCGACATGACCCGGCACTGCCTTCGGCTCGACGACGGTAAAGTTCATCCCAGCCGGCATGCCCACGATACCTCCTCCACCCAGCTCGCCCAGGTCGCGCACGCCACCGCCCTGCTCCGGCGCCGCTCCGCCAAGCGATGCAGGATTTTCCATGCCGGACATGTCGCCGCTGGCCAGCACGCTCAGGCGCGTCTCCAGGTTCTTGCGTGCCAGCTCGGCGTCCTCGTACAGCTGCAGGTCGCGCACGCGCGCGATCACCGGCGCAAAGCGCGTGAAGCCGCGGCCCTGCCCTGGGCGCTCGGGGTTGTACAGGTGAATGATGAACTGGGCGGAGACGCGAGTGCTCTGCGTCTTGCGACCGCGAATCGTGTTCGCATCGCCTGGGTGCTGATCCCACAGGTAATACGCAGCGACCGCCCCTAGCACGTCGTATTCGATGCCGTTGATTATCTGGTTGTTACCGTTCGTGCCAGTGCGGGTGTCGTCCAGCCAGTCGATCTCGAGGAGCTGCAACTGCAGCGGCACCGGCAGCCCATCAGTCGGGCGGCGCGGGCGCAGTCGTACCAGCACCTCGCCGTCCTGCTCCATCGCGGCATAAGCCGCCTTCACCATTCCGAAGTAATCGTAGCGACCGTCCGCATCGCAGACATTGCTCCATTCGGCGAACAGCTTGTTGATCGTGTCCTTTTCCTGGCCGGTTGCGCGCGGCACGATGCCAGTACCGACGGTGGCCGTGGCCAGGCCTTTCAGTGCCGCACAGCAGTAGGGAACATTCTGCACCAGGGCGCGCGCTTTGACGCGCAAGGTCTTAGCATCGGCCTGGTGGTCCGCGTTTGCACTCGCGCCGGCGCGCCGTGGGCGCCAGGTGTCGCGTGGGCTTGCTGCCTCGTACGCCCGCTCCAGCTGCTTGCGAGCGAAATGCCGTGCGATGCCGGCGTGGGGGTTGACCCAGCCGATAACCCGGTCGATCAGGTTCGGCATCAGTCGCCCCTCGAGGTAGTGAAGCCGAAGCGGAAGACGCTCGGGCCGCGATTGCGACCGGTGGCGTTCACGACCGTGGCGACGTGATTGCGCGCCTCGATTAGCGAGGCTGTGGACTGGTACGTAACTTTGCGCCCGCCAAATTCCACCGACAGCGTGCCGGAAGCGATTGCGGAGTCGAGCGCGTCGAGGTCAGATTGAGTGAGGGCCATGCCGCCAAGGGTAGCGGCCGGGCTGTCTCACTTCTCGGAAAACTGAGATTATTTCTTTTCGCCATCTTGCTTAATGATGCGGTACACCGTAGCGCGGCCGATCCCCAGGCGCCGTGCGACCTCGGCGGCATTGCGCCCGTTGAACGCACTCAGTACCTCCCGCGCCAGCTGCTCGCGTGCGGCTTGAGAGCGCCGGGGAATGTAGATTTCGATCCCGCTGAATTCGCGCCGCACCTCCGCCTTCAGCTCAGCAGCCCGTCCTGCGAAGTCCGGGAACTCAGCCTGGATGAACGCGAAGATCGCATCGACCAGGTCGGGGTTACCGAGAATCTCATCCGCTACCATTGTCTGCCTACCGGCCGGCGCGGCATGCTCTGGGTCGACGTGGGTTTGGTGGGTGGCGTCCATGGTTCGGGTCTCGTTTGCTCTACTGGGGTGAGTGCTGCTGATAAGGTCGGCGCCGGCGCCGGGATGGGTTCGCCGCTGGACGCTGGCGGCTGTTCAAACAGGTCAGGGGTATCGGGATCGACGAAGTCTCGCAACGCCTTCCACTGTGCTGGCGTCTTCTTGTGCAGCCCGAGGTACTGGGCGCACGCCAGGCCGTACACCATCAAGTCGCCAGCCTCGTTACGGTCTGCCTTCTTCTTCTCCCAGATGCGCACCTTGCGCCCGCGCTTGAACGCGGTGACGCAGTATTCGGCGGTCAGCTGTTGGTAGTACTCGGCTGGCAAGTCGCTCGGGAAGTGGACGGCGCCAGGGCCTGCGGTCAGGTGGTAGCGCGCGGCCAGGTAGTCCTTCGCCGTGTCGGTACCGATCAGCCACAGCTTGACGCCGTGGGGCATGACCTTGCCCTGCCAGTTCACATCGACCAGCGAGGGCTTCGTCCCGAGGATCGGTTTGTTCGGCGTCGAGTGGCCCTTGATGGCGTAGATGTGCCGGTGCTGACGGGTACGTGTGAAGTTGTAGACGTCGTGCGTGTTGGCGCCGCCCGAGTCGATGAACGTTGCGGCGATCGACAGCATGCGGCCGCCGACGTGGCGGTACCGGCCGAGCAGCGCCTGGTCGAGCTTGTCCTGGGTGGCCTGCTCGGATGGCGAGCCCTCGATCACCTGGTAATCGACCACCCACTTTTCCATTCCCTCGCCCCAGGCCAGCACCTTCAGCTCGAAGCGGTCCGGCTGCGTGTCGACGCTGCCGGTCAGCACCAGGCCGCCCTTCGGCACCGTGCCCATCTTGTAGGCCTCGGCGCGGGCCTGCAGTTCGCCGGCCTTCGTCTGTTCTTTCTTGCGTTCCCAGCACCGCGCCAGGCGCGTGTTGTAGAACGTGATCATCAGCTCCTCGCTGCCCTCGTCCAGCTTGGCCCGGGCTGCGCGGTACTCGCGCAGCAGCGCGATCCAGGGAAGCCAGCCGTACGGGGCAAACATCGCGTTGATCGTGAAGCTGACGGTCTCGCCATCACCAGGCACGCCGTCCGACCAGAGGCCGTTTGCGAACATGCGGTTCTTGTCGGTTTCGACCATGAAGGCGCCGCAGTCGATGCAGGGGTAGATGGCATGGCCGTCGTCGTCCTGCTGCAAGCGCTCGAACACCAGGGGCTGGGCGTGGCCGCAATGCACACACTCGGCCAGTGCCTCCTGCTGCGTCCCCTGCAGGTACAGCGACTCGATAATGGACTGGCCAGTGATCGTCGGCGAACTGGGGAAGTAGCTCTTGCGGTTGCGCTCGAACGTGGTCTGGCGGGCCTTGGCCAACGCGACCGGATCGCCCTCGCCGTTGACGTTGGCCTCGGCGCGATCGACCTCGTCGAACAGCACCCGCCGTGCAGGGATCTCTGAAAGGTTGGCGGCGGCGCCGGCGGTGACGATGTGCAGCGAACCGCCGATGTATTCCTTCGTGTCGAGCGTGTTGACCGAGTCACGCGACCGTGGCGCCGCCACGCGCTCACGCACCTCGGGTACCGCGGCGATGGTCTTGCTCACGCGCGCGCTGGTACGCTTAGCCAGCTTGCCGGTCGGCAGGATCCAGAGGAAGTTGGCCGGCGACTGGTGCACCGTCGAGCAGAACCAGTTCAGGCCGACCTGGGTCTTGAGCATCTGCGACGCACCCATCAGCGCGACCGTCTTGCACGGGTGCGTGTCCGACAGGGCCACCATCACCTCGCGCGCGTGTGGCGTGCGGCTGGTGCGGTACTTGCCCGCCTCATTCGCGCCGGACTCTTTCGGGATGATCATGTAGCGGTCGGCCCAGGCGTCGACCATCATGTTCGGATCAGGCATCAGGCCGCGCGCGAACGCCGACCTGACGGTGCCAGCTGCAGGGGCGAGACCTATCATTCGATTGCGTCCTCGACCTGAACCGTCAGCTTCTCTTCGAACATATGAACCAGGCTTTCGAGCAGCGCCCGGTGCTCGCGATCGATGATGGCCTCGCATGCATCGGCACTGGCCAGCGGCGCCACGTCGGCCGCAATACGCCGAGCGCAATTCATCAGGCCGTCGCGCAGCGCACGTGCCGCCTCGAACACGGCCGAGTCGACATCGCTCTTGACCAGGTACAGGCCGGCCAGCTCGGCCAGCTTGATCTCGGCGGTTGCCGCCTCCGCCGCCTCCCGACGCGCGCGGCTCGTATCGTAGCCCGGTGTCTTCGCTGGCGGTTCCGCACCTCCTGCACCTCCCGCACCCGCCGGGGTCTTGGGCTGCGCTCCATTTGCCAAGGGGTCAGGGCGGTTGCCGTTCGCACGCTGGCGGGTGTTGCGGCGGTAGAGGTGGGTCGCGTACTCCTCGTCGACCTTGCCATCGGTGACCGGAATCTCGCAACGCTTCACGGCGTCGTACGCAGACTGGCGGGATATCCCCACGGTCGTGGCCCACTCGGCAATGGTTGTCAGGTTCGGCATGTGTTTCGGTACGTTGTCAGGATGTTTGTCAGGAAATGTTTTCGGGTTCCGCTAGTGCGTCGACGGGGCCTGAATTACCCTTGCCTGCTATAGGCTGGGAAGAACCTAGACCCGGGGGGGGTACCCCTAGCGCAGCCCGGCCTCCGCTTGCGCCTGGGCGAACCCTTCCGCGAAGTGCACAGGGAAACGTTCGTTGACCGTCTCGGTGGCCACCTCGAAGAACCGCAGGCGCGTCTTGTACTGGGCCTGCTCGACGAACACCAGCACCGGGCGGATGGCTGTGCCGTGGCCGAAGCGCCGCTTGAGGTAGATGCCGGGCGGCAGGCCGCGGTTACCCTCGGGCAGCGCGAAGTAGGTCACGCCCTGGCGCGCGATGGTGCGATTCGACCTGGTGCTGCCGGTAGCACGCGACTCGTGGCCGGCGCCACGCTGCACCTTCAGCTGCGACAGCATCTGCCTGATCTGGCCACGCTTCATGTTGCCGTTGCCGTCCAGCTGGGCGCCGGCGGCCGGTACCGCATACCAGCCTTGCGGCATCATCCCTGCCGACTGAAGCATCCGCTCCATGCCCTTGTGGCCACGGCCACCACCGAAGATGTTCGGCGACAGGAAGCGGTCGGCCGGCGTGCCCTTGCCGAATGGGTTGTCCTTGACCCACAGGCGCGCCTCCAGGCTGTTCTTGTTCGCGGCCTTGATGAACGTTCCGTTCAGGGCGTACGCGGTCGGCCGGTCGAGGGTGCTTTGCATCTCGCCCTTGAATGCGGCCTGGCCATCCTTCATCGAGCGCGTCAGCGCCGTGGCAGCGACGTACGGACCTTTGCGGCCCAGCTCGGTGATGCGGGCGCCGACATCGGCAAAGTTCGATCGAATGCTGATTCTCATCTTTTCCTCTTCAATGCCGGGTTTTCCGGCTTCTCGTTCAACCCTGCACGTCTGTAACCCGCATGGATACTGATTCTTAGCAGGGTGTGTACACTTGCAGGGTTGTTTTTAATATGGCTGTGAAAAACAAGCTCAGCAGTACAGCTACAACTATTCGCACATACGTGCGCAAAACCCGGAAAACCCTGCATACCCTGCTGAAACCCACTATCCATGCGGCTTCCAGACGTGCAGGGTTTACATGCAACCCTGCTCAACCCTGCAATGCTCGGTCCGCACGAACGTCGCCCAGCTTCCGGAACTTGGCGATCTGCTCTTCCAACCCATCCGGGTAGTCGGGGTTGTCGACGACGAACACCATCCTCGATTTCTTGTGTTTGCTTTCGACGGCCACCGCCTTCTTGGCCTTGTGCTCGCGCCCACCCATCAAGCCGGCGAACTTGCACAGCGTGAGAGGCTTCTCCCCGCTCTTGTCGCACCAGCGCTTGTAGATGATGTAGAGGTCTTCGGACAGGCAGGAGCAGTACGGCGCATCCAGGTACCCATCCTTCCAGGCGCGATGGAAGCTCATCCAGCCGGCCAGGCCGAACTCGATCACGCGTTCCTTGGCCAGTGTCATCGGTGGCTTCGTGTGCTCGTTGAAGTCGTCCAGGGGCAGGGTCAACAGGAAGTCGTAGAACGCCTCGATCCCGCCCTGGGCGATGGCCTGCTGCACGGCTGCATAGAAGGCCGGGTCCTGTTTGCGCCTGGCCTCGATCACCATGAAGCGCCGATCCTCCAGCTCGATCGGGATCGGCTGCGGCTCGTTCGACAGAAACACCGAATTCATGTGGTTGCGCTCGTCGCGCTCCGGCAGGTTCTTCTGGTTGATGCTCATCGACTTGCCGGTGATCATGTACTTCAGCGTGCCGTTGTGGCTGTACTTGTCGTCACGCGACAGCACTTCCTCGAACAGCACGAACAGCTTGCGGCTGCGCCAGGCCGTGAACGTTGAGTCCAGCTGGTGTTGGCTGGCCACGGTACCGTAGTCGCCGTACACCGGAAGCATCACGTCCTGGAAGAACAGCGACTTGCCAGTGCCCTGCTTCTCGCCGAACATCAGCAGCGCGGTCTGCATCTTGGCGCCGGGGTGCTGGAGGGGATAGGCCAGCCAACGCAGAATCCACTCCACGCATTCGGCCGTCTTGTCTTCGGCGTCGCAAAGCGATGCAAGGAGCGCGAGGATCGGTTTGATCAGTTCCGCGTTGTGCTTCGCCTGCAGCGGCCATCCCAGGAAGATGTTCACGTGGCTGACCGGATCGGCGGTCTGGGTCGGGTCGAACACCAGGTTCCGCGCCTCGATGGTCTTGCGCTGCGCATGCTCTTGCCACTTGCCAGTGAGCTCGGCGGTGTAGTCGGCGCGCACGGCGCCCAGCGACATCACCTGCTGGCCGATGGCGTCCCATACCGTCTCGGTACCGCGCAGGAGGGTGAGGTTGTCGAGCATCTCGCCCAGCTTGCCGCCGCCGGCGCCGCCTTCGACGGCACGGCCGCCCACGAGGGTGGGCAGGGAGTCGCGCATGATGGTGCGCCGTTTCGGGTCTTTCTCCCAGCTGGCGGCCAGTTCCTTACCAACCCACGCCGTGAAGGCGGATTTCTTGAGCCGCTGGCGGCGCAAGCTGTCCCATACGTCGGTGGTGGGATAGATCAGGCTGAAGTGCGACAGCAGCACTTCGAGCGTCGGCACGCGAATGGCCGCGGCCACATCTTCGGGTTCGGCCGGCGCGAGCGCGGCATCTGGTGCCGGCGCCTCGTCGAGGTAGCTCGGGACGTCGTCCATGACCTCGGGTACCGCGTCCGACGCTTCGCTTGCGCTGAGGGCGCGGGAACGCGCAGCCTGTACCTGGTCGCGCACAATGGCCAGCGATTCAGCCAGATACAGGTCATTGAAGTCCGACCACTTGTCGTCGATGCGATCGACGAACACCGGCGATACAACGGAGGCGTTGCCGACCACGCGCGCGGCGGCGCGAGAGCGCGAGAGACCGGCATTCTCGAACTTGCGGATCGACACCTGACGGCCGGCGCGAATATCGGCCTCGATGTAGTCGGTACCCGTGCTGTCCTTGCGCCAGGTGGCGCGCACGCGCACGATGTCGCCGCCCTTCGATTCGATCTCGTGGTCGGCACCGTTGATGACTGGCACCCACTCGGCGTCGAAGTCGGCCAGCAACGCCTCGGCCAGGCGCGGCACGAGACGCATGTCGTCGTCGGCCAGGAACAGCAGATGCGCGGCGGGGAAATCGCTGCGCAGCTGCTGCGCTACCGCCAGCAGGTTGCCGGCATTGAAGGCGACCATCGTTGGCGTGTCGAACTCGGTGGCCATGCGCACGGTTTCGCACGTGGCATAGCCCTCGCCAATTTGGATGAGGGGCGTGAGATCGTTGGCGGTACCGAGCAGGCAGCAGGCACCGACCATATCGGCACCCATGCTAAAGCGCTTCGATCCGTCGGGCTCGATTCTTTGCAATGCTGCCAGCGTGGCGCCAGCGCGGGTGTATTTCCGTGCTGGCACCAGCAGCTGGCCGCTGGCCATAACGCGCGTGCCCTCGGTGCCAACGCGCTTGCGTTCGAGGTAGCCGTGCGCGGCCTCGGCGGCGGAGCGCCAGTCGATGCGCGCGCGGCTTGCGGCCAGCTCGGCAGCACGGGCTTTTCGTTCGTCCGAGAGGCGCTGCTGCTCTGCCTGCTTACGCTCCGCCTCGGCGCGCTCGGCCGGTGTAACGCCTTCCCAATCGATCGTCACCGGTACCGAGTTCTGGTCCTGGCCTTGCCAGATGCCATACGCGCCGGTGACGACCTGGCGCCCGCTATTGAGCCGGAGCTCGCGCAGTACGTACCAGGCTTTCTTGCCACGACCGAAGCGGTGGATCTTCCCGTCAAGGAGAGGATGGCCGGTAGGCAGCGATGGCAGGCCCGAGCCGGTCATCTGGTCGATGACTTGTTCAAGCGTTGCCATTGCCGGCCTTTTCGTTCAGGAGTTCAAGCAGCAGGCCCTGGTAGTGGGCCAAGGCGCGAAGGCGCTCCAGCTCGGTATTGATGGGTGCGCGGTCACGATGACGACGATCAAGCGGTTTCCTGGTCGTATCGTGTGGACGCTCGATTTTGTTTGGAATAGTCTTTAGCGGGGCGTTATTTGGCATGCTGCTCTGGCTCGGCGGTTGCTGGATGTGGATGCTTCGCACCGACATTAGTTGTCTGCCATCCCTTCGAAACGGGCGACGATCCCCTCCAAGGCGCGTTCTGCGCGTTTCACCGCTTCGCGTACGCGGATCACTTCGGAGCGATCGATCTTTCCGTCGGCGAGCGCCTCGTTGATCTCAGCGCCCACCTCCCCGTTCGTCTGCCAGACCTTGGCTACCATCTCCAGCAGTGCCATGTCGCTCGCCTCGGCGCCGTCCTCGATACGCACACAGACGTAGCCGTGGTTTTGCGCAAAGGCATGCACCATGCGGTGGTCGCCAGTAATGCCGCAGATACGGTCCGCTTCCTCGAACGTAGGTTTGTTGGTCGTGCTGTGCACGTTCGCTTTGTTGCGCAGGACCTGGGCGGACATTCCCAAGCGAACAGCCAAGGCCTCGCAACCGCCAACTGCGCCATGCACAGTCTGGTAAAAAGCGTCGAGGAGGTTCATGTGAAATGCCCTTCAAAAAATGGTTCAAAAAACAACTTATGGGAATAAACTTGCGTTACTGAAATTCAGGGTGAGGTTGCCGATGCGCTACAGTGTCAGTTCCACAACTTCAACATTCACGGAAGAGCAACCTCATGGAAAACTTTGCAACTACGGCACAGCTGAATGCCCTGGCCCAGAAACTCACCGAATCCAATGGCCAAGTGATCGCACTTGGCGCAGCGATCCGGGCCTTGCTACTTACTCACCCAAACCGAGACCGCGCCCTCGACGTCGTAAGCGCCGAACTAACGCGCTGGGAAGCATTTGGGCTAAACAGCAACGTACCCGACGGCGTTTTGACGGGGTTCGAGCGGGCAAAACACGTGCTGCTTCCAACTGACGAAGATCTTGAACGTATTCCGCAAATACCTCATCAGGGGACCAGCCTCTAATTGCTTTGCTCATCAACTTACTTCCCTCTCTGGACTGCATAAATGACTGATCGCCTTGACCAGCTTGAAACCGTTCACCGAGCGCTTGCTGCTCAGCACACTGCCTTGCTTGAAATGTGCCGGGTTTTGCTGCCATTGATTCCAGCGCCGGCAGCATCGGTTCAGCAGGCCCTGGTTGCGGCCTACGACCACTGCAATACGCACATGGCAGAGGGCCAAATGGACGACGAATTCCAAGCCAGGCTGCGAAAGTGGCTAGACGTCCTGTCGAGCGAGGTGCTGGCGGGATGTAGGTCTCGATGAAGCCTGGCGGTACACGCTCAGTCATTGGATACCGTGTCTACCGTCGGAAAGTCAGTCGAGCGTCGCCGTGGAGTGTGTTGTTCGGCTGGCGGGGCCTGTTCGGCAACCCGTTCCGTTTGAACTTTGTACTCCTCAG